ACACCTCTACGTGCCTGAACCTCAGCAAGGTAAGAACCAATAGAGGAAGCAAACCCTGAACGAGTTGTTTCATCATTCTGTTCAAATAGAACTGCTTCTGCAAGTCCTCTAGCTCTCTTCTCAACATTGAGGAAGAGACGACGAACGTTAATACGATCGAAAGAAGAAGGTGATGCAAGTGCAGTCTTGTCTCCAAATAGGATAGGACCTGAGCCAGGGAAGGCAACGATTGGGTTCACTGCACTGGTGTAAAGATCATCTCTCTGTGCCTTGTTAGGATTGAAAGCAAGTTTTACAACATTTTGTAGACCACCACGACTAGTTCCTGCGGGAGAGAACCAATCATCTAGAATTGCGGAAGTAGAAACACAAAGACCAGCAACGTCACCGTTACAACCAATGTAACGATACTTGTCGTTGAATCTATCGTATGTGTACTTAAGTCCACTGTCTTTTACAACGTAAGAACTAGAAGCAATGTTATCCATAAAGGATAGTGTGTTAGCTAATTGAGTTGCAGGTGTAAGTGCAGCACCACCAGAGGTAGCTATTTGAGCACCAGACCAAGGAGAAACGAATGCAATGCAATCCTTTCTGCTATTTGCAACAGCAGCAACTGCTTGTGCTTTAGAAATTGTGTCTGCTTCGGTAGCAGCGTCACCACCCATTAGAACGAAGTCTACAGTGGTTTCTTCAGTGTCTAGGAATAGATCGTATCCTGCTTGTACTTCACCAGCAGTGTATGCATAGTCATCAGTACCACCAGATAGAGATCCACCAGCAGTAGACTTGATGTATGCAATAACCAATGGAGATGCAGCAGTAGCACCGTAAGATGCAGCAGTAGCGCCAGGATCTTCACCAAGTGTACTAAACTCAGCAGAACTTAATCCTTGACCTGCATAAACATAACCAGAAAATTCATTAAGATAATCTTTCCAATAAGAAGAAGCACCTTCAGGTGTCTTAGCATCAGAAAGTTTTGAAAGATATGTCAATCTTTCAACAATATTGTTTGTTGTTTCATCAATAACAGCAACGTGTACTTCGTCAGCAGATAGATGACGCTCGGAAGCGAAAGCAGAAGTGCCAGGACGAGGAGCAATAGCTTTGTATGTTAAACCAGTTGATCCGATTGGAAGTGCGTTCCAGTCAGAGTTGGTGAAAGCAGACTTAGTGAAACTGTTACCAGTTACTGCAGGAGCAGTACCTTCTTTAATACCAACAGTGTTAGCATCAATAACAACAGTAACTTCGTGATCGTTAGCACCGTCATTAACTGTGCCACCGACTGCAAGACCGTGACCAGCTTTGGTCATCTTTGCATCTGCTACTTTATCTACAATAACAACACGAAGGGTGTTACCATCTGCGCCAGCATCTCTAGCAGCAAATTTTTCAGTAGTTACACCTGCATCGAAGTCATCCTTACTACCAATAAGAACTCCTGTTCCAGAAAGTGTTGAGTTTAGAACTCCAGTAGCTGCACGAACAACCGCTAACGTTCCACCATAACGAAGGAATTCGGATGCTACTAACCAATCAGAAGCGTTTGCCTCATCTGGTGCTCCAAATACATCAATAAGTTCTCTTTCAGAACCAATTTGTACAATTTTGCCTACGGGTCCTTTGCGGAATGAAGAGGACATAGCACCACGAAGGGCACTAGAACCAACTACAACTGCATTGGACAAATCACGTTCTCTAATAACGACACCAGGCGAGACTTGACTTGCCATGTTTTTTTACCTCTAGATATCAAATTTATCTAAATGTATTTAGAAATTCCTCTTGCTCTAGAGGGGAAACAATGCATGAACAACCTACCAGTCTGGATACACCCAATCAGACAAAGATTGTTTCCCCTTTCTATTATTTAGAATTCTGTTGATCGTGCAATCTTTACATTCGTATGAATATGCTGACGGTAATCCTCGTTTAGATTTTCTTGTCATGTAAAAATCTTCTATTAAACTGAACTGCTCCCCAATATCCATCAGTAGTTCCACATATATCCAACTTCTTCTTGCTTGTCTCCGTATGCCCACAGATCGCCTTCTGCATCCAGAAAGGTATCATCACCCATGCCATCATCGATAAAACCAAAAGGAGACATATCCTGTTCAATTTGATTTCTTTGTTCATCATAGATTCTCCTTCTAATATCTTGGTCAGTCATATCTTTAAAATATTCCTGCATGACTAACCATGCAAACAATACCATACACATTACGAGGTCATCATGATAACCTTCATCTGCTTCCCATGCTTGTTTCTTTTGTACAAACGTAGTTAGCTCTTGGAAAATTTGGAAGTCATTAAACAATAACTTATCTTCTTCAATAATAGCTTTGAGATTAGAGCAACCGATCTTCTTGACAGTTACACTCATCTTGACACCTAGTTGTGTTTTCGATCCTGAGAACCCTTGCCCTACGACTTGACCTGCTCTACCACGCATCGCACACATAAGTACGTTGGGATATTCAAGATCGTAATTAAGAGTAGCAGCGATAGAATCTCCAATGTCATTTACCTCTACTAGAATATACGGGTTGTTATATTCTTTTGCTACTTGAAAGATTACCGAGGGAAACAGTACAGGTTTAATCTCATTATTTCTGTACTTCGCAACGATCTGATACGGGACACTGGTGATATCAAACACGAGGAAAGCAGAATAGTCGCCACCAATTCCTCTGGCAACATCGACAGTAATAATATATTCGTGATCTTTTTCTGCTCTCTTATAAACGTCAAGTCCTGCATTGCTAGCTATGGGGTCATGGAATGGTATAGTTTGTAATTTGGATGGACTGATTAAAGTATCAGCAGATCCAAGGAAGTCACACTCAAACTCTTGTGCAAACTGTCTGGGTGAAGTATTTTTAATTGTCTCTTCTTTCCACTTAGCATCTCTGCCAGGTACTTGAGACCAGTGAACTTCATTTGTAGTATAATCATTTCTACCTCTACTAGCATCCTCCCACATCTTGTAGAAGTGATTCATGCCATTAGGCGTAGAGATAATAATTACTTTTGTTGATTTACCAGAAGTAATAGTAGGATATACTGATGCAAAGAATTGTTCTGCGACATGGTTAGGGACGAATGCAAACTCGTCAAGGAATAGAATGTTGAAGGACATACCTCTAACCGCACTAGCAGAGGTAGAAGCAGCCAATATTTTAGATCCGTTTTCGAGTTCGACATTACCTTTGTTCCATACTAATATTCCATGTTGCATCCATTTAGGTAGATTCTCGTAGGCAAGTTGTAATCTTCCTAGCAGTTCCCTAGCGGTAGATGCCTTGTTTGCAAGAATACCAATGTTGACACTATCATAAAAAATTGCGTAATAAAGAAGATAGGCAACCACAGTGGTACTTTTACCTGTCTGTCTAGGTAGCTTTGCGATGTTGAATCTGTTTTCATGAAAATCATTTAGAATCTTTTTTTGAAAATCATACATGCTGAAAGGAACCAAACCTTCATCCAGCGAGATGATCTTGATATAGTTCATTGCAAAATAGATGGGATCACTCTTACACTTGATCCACTCATCAATTTGCTTTTTTGTAAACTGTATTGGGGTCCCAGCCTTTTTCAGGTTGGGATTACCCAAATATACATCATTACTTGCCACGACAAAAAATTAGTTCACTATTAATATTTAGAAATCAAAATTCTTATTAAGTTCTTCCATAGCATCTTTCTTTCCTTTGAGCATACCATCAATATACCCTGATCTATATTCCCAAGTCTGTCCGCCATCTTTCCCCTTCATGGGATTGATGCACTGATCGTTTCCATACTTGTTACAAACAAGACCAGCAAGATCAAGTTCACTAGAATCAGATGAAACTCCAGTACCACGCCAGACATGTGTACCATTAATCCATGTTGCTCCACATTTTTCGCATTCTTTCCTTTCCAATTTTAAATTTGAAAATTCCATAATTACTCCTGCACTTCTATATGTGTGAAAGTATAATCAGCAAGCATAGCAAATAATTGTTGCTTGATCATATGTAAATATTCTTGCTCTTCAGCGGGACGTGCAGGGGAGCCTGGCCACATTTCCAAAGAATAGCAGACTACAGAGTATAATGACTTAACGTCATGTATACCCATTCTAAATTCGCAATACCAATCCTCATCATAATCATAATTAGGATTTGTATTATTCATTCGATGTACTTTTCGATAACCTCTAGTTGATCATGCCAGTGTGAAATAGCACTGACTTCAGCTTCTAATGCAGACATAACATCTGGATGTTCTCCAATTCCTACAGGATTTTGAAGATAAACTTCAACATTAATTTTATGTTTTTCAATTTGACCTAAGGCATGTTGCTTAAGTGCGCTAATCATTTTGTCTCTCATATTATTTACTCTGTTAAAGTACCATGTTGTCTACGAATTTCGCGAAGTGCTTCTAAGTTCATATCTTTAGTGCCTCCGTCGTATGCATGAGCGAAACCTTCTGTAATCATTTGCTCGTTAAGGGACACACTGTCGTCCCCAATGTAAAGCCAACCCAGAAGACGCCCGTATTTGCCAGTGCCACCAACAAGTTCAGTCCTAACAGACAACTCATCATCACCAGCCAAAGTGCCTTCGAGTTTTTCTTTGAGCCAGTTGGTTGCGTCGATTCCAAGTGCTTTCTCCTCTAGATTTCTCGTTCTTTTCTCTGGTGTATCAACTCCTGCAACTCTAACTCTTTCCTTCTTGTATAGATCGAACCCCAGATCAATAGTGACATCAATAGTATCACCATCAAGTACACGATTGATCTCCGTCACTCGGAAGTTGTAGCAGCTCTTCCTGCTCGGTGGTGTCAATGCTCCCATCTTCTAACTCTGCAAATGCTTGTCTTAGTATGTATACGACATAACCTAGTGCCAATACAACAGCAATAATTACCAAGATAATTACTGACCATACAGGATCACTTGGGTAGTCGAGAGGACGTAATAATAAATTCATTTTTTAACTGGCCAAGTAAGTTCCATTCCCACAGTGAGTAGTATCACAAATCCAAATACAAATATTCCACTCATCATAATCTATTACTATCTCTGGAAGGGATTAATTGGTATGCCATTTTGTCTCTCAACTCATTGACACGCTCTTCATTATACTGCTTGAAGTTCCCTCGCTTCTCAACTTTTTTATAGTAGTGTAATGCATTGAGGATAATTGCATAGTCCTCCATGTCTAATTCAAATTTCATAATTGATTAAATCGATAATCTAACATAATTCTATACAAAGAATCTCTCATAAACCACAAGTGTTCTTGTTCTTCGTGTGGTCTAGCAGGAGCACCTGGCCATAACCTAATGGTTTCTGTAACAGAATGATGTAACAAGCGTACATCTTCTATAGTTAAACTTACTGTGTAGTCGGGTTGGTTACTCATGGGTTCCTGGGATCGATTCCTAAATCTTTCAAGTATTCAATCCACCAATCTTGATCTTTAATGTATCTCCAATTGGGAACTTCTTGTCCGCGTTCTATAACATAGTATTCATAGAGAGCGTCATCTATAGTCTGTGCGATCTCCATATTCTTCTTCCTCTTCATCAACGTCTTCATATGCGTTGTCCACATATGGTCCTCGTTTTCGTGAAGATTCTTTTCCGACATAATTTTTTTCGTCGTTGACAGCAGATACCCATACTGAAAGTTTTAATACTATAAAAATAATAACCAGTGGTGTAAAGCATCCGATTAAAATTACTGGATTCATTTATGCTTCCTCGTAAAAGGTTCCCAGTGTTGCCAACTGTATTTATGAACTGCCCACATTCCTATGATGGGAACAAAGACCAGGCACCATGCCATGATAGCTAATCCATATGGGTTGTTAAGTACAGTCCCACAAAACCTAGCAAATTGTAACATTATTCTGATATAATTGATAGAATGAATAAAAATAATCCGAACAAACAATAGAAACCAATAAAAATTAATTCAGATTGAATATGCATATTCTAAACTCCATGTAATACTTGCTATTATACAGAAAAATAAAAGTAATCCAGAAAAAATTGCATGGTTCATTGTTCTTTAATTTTCCAAAGGTTTAGGAAATAACGATCAACTTCATACAAATCACCACGGGGTGGTTGTTCGTCAATTTGAGACCATTTAATGCATAGTTCTCTCATCTCAAATGATATCTTACCTGGGGTAAACATTCTGCCAAAGGATGACATGGCAAACGCATACCTCATTCTAATGCGCTGTTCCATTTCCTGTGTAGGCGTCGGTTTCATAATAGTTATTCTCACCTTTTCTGTACCCGAAATATGCGGTGGCACATATAAAGGGTAGTGATCCGAAAAGTAGGACATGTGCTAGGGTCATTAAATTTTTTCCTCGTAGATTTTAATTAACTTCATTGCCTGTTTTCTATCACTACCACAAGGAGCATTCTTAAGACACATAAGAATTAATTCATCATCACTGATAGTAGGTTTGATAGTAAACCCCCACTTATCAACTTCACCATTTATAGGTGCTTCTGGACTATCGAACATCATGTCCTCCAAACATTGCTCTCATACCATTCAGAACCTTGGCAGTGAAAGCACCAAGACGGCGCGACTCAAATCTCGCAAACAAAGCACTGCTGATGACAGGAGCGGGTACGCCAAGATCCACAGCAGCGTGAACAGTCCAACGTCCTTCACCAGAGTCTGATACTCCCCCATCGAACTTGCTAAGCTCACGATCACTGCGTAGTACATCAGCGGTAAGATCAAGTAACCAAGACCCAACCACACTACCACGACGCCAACACTCAGCCACTTTAGCAACGTTAATGTCGTAGCAATAATCTTCTGGGCAATCCATTGGAGCAACCTCAGCATCACCTGCAGCAACGTACTTTGCCCCAGCATTTGCTTCATGCAGGATATTAAATCCTTCTGCATATGCTTGCATGATTCCATATTCAATCCCATTATGTACCATTTTTACAAAGTGACCTGCACCAGGATCCCCACAATACATCCATCCAAACTCTTCTGGATACATTACATATGAACCATCTCCTGTGCGTTCTGCAGCACCAATTCCTGGAGCGAGTGCATCGAAGATAGGGCGGCATACATCGACTGCGAGACTTCTGCCACCAACCATAAGACAGTATCCACGCTCCAAACCATAAACACCACCACTAGTACCACAATCAAGATATTGGATGCCCAATTTTTCCAGTTGCTCTGCTCTGCGGCGCGAGTCCTTAAAATTGGAATTGCCATGATCAATAACAATATCTCCATCACTAAGAAATGGTAGTAAGTCATTGATAGTTTCCTCTACAAGTTCTGCAGGAATAACAAGTTGAAAGATGCCTGGAACTTTGCCAGCACTAGTGTATTGCTTAGAGTCAGATTTAACTGCCTGGACTAAACTTTCTAATGAAGTAGTAACACCATTTACATATCCTGCCTCATATTGTTCACATGCTTTCTCGTAGTTATTTCTATAACCCCATACTTCAATACC